TGTCCAGAGTGCGGGAAAGAATTATAAAGCGGGGTTATTTGATGAGGACATTTAGAAAATTTTATATTTTAATTTCAGATTGTATATGTACTGGCGAGGTAGAGGAAGTAGCAAAAACAATGTTTTGTACTAAAGATTGGAATTTTACTGACAATATTGAGGAGGCTGCAAAATTTGATTCTCAAATGGTCGCACATTTGTTTTTGGCTCATCCACCTAAGAATAATAAATTATATACAGATTTAATGATTCGTCAGGCATCTGTTGAATATAACTGGTAATGAAACAGTAATTTCATTGGGGGTAAAAAATGCAAAAAGTTGAATGGGATGGAAAAATTTCGTGTACGGACAGCAAATTGCTAAATTGGGTGCTAGAAATGCTTGAAAATAAAGGGATTGAGATTGTCAAAGTTTGGGATGGCGATGTCACTCATGAAGTTGAAATTATGAGAAAAGTCCAATGAAACGATTCTTTCATTGAGAGGTAAACAACATATGAAATTAGTTAAACATAATGATACAGAGTTTCAGATTTTAAATGAAGTTTGGACGATCCACTTTTATGATCACAAACCATTAGATTTTACTACCAAAATAGATGCTGAAAAATATTTAAGGGGCGAATTCTCCCAAGAACATGGATACATGGAGTACGAAAGAGTTCCGAGCGAAGTTACTCATACTGAGTATTATGATATTGATTATGGTGAATAAAGTTAATTTTGGATGGAGCAGAAATATGTTTAAAACGATAGATCAAAAAATTGAAGACTTGGGTTTTAGAGTTATCAAGAATGATAAATACGGAATAGTCTACAAGAGATGGAAAGATTCTGATGATGAAGAAGACGTATATGAACAAACGGTAGCAATCTTACATAAAAAATCAGGAGAACATATTCTTCAAAGTTATTGCCCTAGTCTTTTTGATGACAAATTGATTGGAAATACTTGTGTTGGACTAACATATAACGAGATGAAACTATTTACCAAGAAAATGAATAAGCTTGTTCGTATGTGGTCATAAAATGAGTTTTTGATGGTGAGGCGTATGAAAGTATATATAGTGACTTCTGGGATCTATTCTGATTATTGCATAAATCGTGTTTATATAGATAAGAATAAAGCCAATGAATATGCAGAATGGTTAGCAAACGATCATGTTACTGTTGAAGAATATGATATATCGGACGATGATGCTATAGAAAAACAATACAAAATTAGGATAGAACTTAAATGGTATCCAAACAAAGAAGAAAAACTGATTGCAAGATCTTGGAAAGATTGTGAATCAGATTATAATTATAATTATTATAGTAATTACAGTGGCATTTGGGAAGAGTTGATTGTTGTTAGAACCGTTAATGCAGACAATTATTCTGAACAGTATTGGAAAGATAAATTAACTAAATTTATATATGATTTAAAAGCTTATGTTAATCAGTTAAAAGCAGAAGGATTTAACGAGAAATTTATAAAAGACGCAATAGAGTTCTGATGAGAGGTAAATAATGACAGACGAAAAAGCACTTGAAACACTCATAAGTTTATACAATGACATAGAAAAAAATAATCATTTATTTGTCGGTACTATTAATCCAGAATTAATCAAGGTCGCGATTAAGGCTTTGGAATATAAAATTAGTACCATGACTATTTTAGACGAAATAACAATAAAATGAATTATTAATAAGGAGAAATATTATGATAATTATTCCTTACACTAGATCCGGTTGTCTGGATTCTACGAGGTATTTTAATACTATTAGAAATGCTGTGGAGTGGGCATTCGATGATATGTATACGCAGCCAGATAATACAGACACCATTCAAAAAAGATTTAGAATTATTGATACAAAAGAAGATTTTACGGTTTCGTTTAGTAAAAAAGATGGAGATATAATTGCTCCTATTGGATGGTTTGGACTTTGCGGAATGAAAAATCTTGGATGAGATTTTGATGGAGATAAAAATGAAGTGGGAATATATCAAACGTGATAAAATCTGGAAGAAGCAGCTTCATCATTACTGGGCAACTATTACTGACGGATGGGGAGTATCTTCTAATGAACGATTTAATTATAGAATAGATACTTATTTGTATAAATGTTTTTCATTTCGGCATGGATTCTGGTATCAAGTAAAAGTTCCAAATTTTACTGCTAATGAGCCAACTCTTGACGGAGCATTATGCGTTTTATTTAGATATTTATATGTAGATGGTGGAACACCTTGTTATCAAAGGCTGGAAGATGAACTTATGAATAAAGGATTATGGAAGCAGCTGGGTAGTTGATAAAGTGGTTTTTTTATAGGAGATATTATGTGGAGAAATTCAGAAAAGATACAAGATTTTGAAACGAGCGAAGATATATGGAATAATTCGATCTATGTTATTGATAGATCCACACAAAAAATCAAGATACCAAGATCGGTTGAAGATTGGATGAGATGCGAAACGGTATTGGTTTATAATGTGCCAGAATATAATAATCAAGATAGATTTTTAATTAAGGCTGGCACAATGTGTCGCTGTTGGCGTATATGGATACAATTTTGATGATTATTATTTTAGGAGGAAGATAAAATGATTTACTGTGGGACTGGATATACAACATTGGATGATCTCGAAAACAGACTTGACGGAGCGGTTCAGCGTGGAGAACTTACTGAGCAAGAAGCGTGGGAAGAACTCCAAGATGCCGCCGCCAGAGAACGGTACGAACAAGAAATGAATGATTATATGCAACAGCAAATGATGGAAGAAGAACCGTATTTATTCTGATATGGAGGTATTTTTATGCTTATAAGTAATTGCCCAAATTGCGGAGCATCAATAATTGGCAATAAATGTGAATATTGTGGGGCAGTGTTTGATAATATATCTCTGGATTATAATCAAATATTAAATCATCAATATGAACAGCTTAAACAAGTGTAAAAATCATTAGAAGTACAACTTGCTATGGAAGAGTTATCAAATCACATAAAAGAACAACAACTAAAAACATGCCACGAAATATTGCAGACAAAAAATAGTCCGCTAACTTATTTAAGAAAACCTAGGTTTAGGTTTGGAAAAGTGTTAAAGAAGATGATCATGGAGGTTAATAATGAATAAAAAAGATGTAATTGAAGCCCTTGATAGTACATTGGCTATGGCACTTGATTCATATTGTATGCAATCAAGTCGTGCTAAAGAAATTATTGATGCATTTAATTTTGCTAAAAGAGCAGTTAAAAATACTCCAACACAGTATGAGCAGCAGTTTAACATTAGAGGAAAGTTACATGAACAGTTATTAGCTGATAAAATTCATGAATATTCCAAGTGTTATCATAAACCTATTATTTGTATGTCGAATGAAACCGCTGGAGATCTCCAGACTATTGATCTCCAGACTATTGATGACAAAAAATGTTCAGAAGAAAAATATGGATTAATAGGAAATTATGATGGTTATACGATAGTTGCCAATGATGATTTAGTGTATGGAGAAATCAAATTATTATGATAACTACAAAAACACCAGAAATTAATTTAGAAGAATTCATTGAAGATTGGGGTAACCGGGAGCCGAAGATTAAAGTAAGCAGAACAGTTGAGTGGTAATAGATAATGAAAGAAATAAAAGTATACCAATGTGAGACATGCGGAACGCAATATGCAAATAAGGGAACGGCTGAGTGGTGTGAGAGGGTACATAAGGACAAACATTTATTAGAAATGACATATTTATATTTGTTGTTAGCTGATCAGATGGAGCTTAAATTCAATGCGGAGAATAAGCCATTGGAGGAACGGAATGTGTAAGTTTTGCGAACAAGAAATAATTCAAGGTGAAGACGAGTTGGATTTTTATGATAAAGGATATTATTGGGATAACGAGATAGAAATTGCAGACGAGTCTGGTTTTTCAACATTATACATGGGAGTGCTACGCAACGGTAAGTATTATATAGCCGCATCAGGCGATGACAGGGCATGGTATTACCCTAAGTACTGCCCGGAGTGTGGAAGGAAGTTATGAAAGTAGTATTTTACATTGCATCTGCCGATGAAAGTGATGAGTATGAATTTCCCGATAATATGCAGGAAGATGAACTGCAAGACGCAGCGGATCAATGGGTCTGTGATAATGTTCGTGGATATTATGAAATTATAGAGGATGATGATTGAGGAATAAAACATGTGTGGAACAAATGACAAACCGTGTTGTACTTGCTTTTGCGGTGACGGTGGATGCCTTGCTTCTATGAGAGAGGATTTTTATATACCCGCTACAGAAGAACAAGTGCGGAAACGATTAGAAAATGGTTCGTACCCGGAATACCGAGATGTTATGAAGACGTATTTGAAAGCATTGGAAATAGCAGCCGAACAAACAATACCATCATTAGAAGATATGAGTCGGATGAAACAAATTTTAAGAAAGCGATTATATTGCTGTGAGGATAATTAATAAGTCAATAACCCATGACTACCGTGATGAAAACAGGAGTATGTATTACAGCTAGGAGACAGAATGAAATATACAAAACAAGAATATATTGATTTCTTTACCCATATGGAACAAGAAGAGATTCGCAATGGGCCTCTGGATGGACAGGCTTGGGACGAAGTTGATTGGTGGATCTATTATGCAGTAGATGTAGACAAGACACTCACAGAGAATGAACTAAAGGACATGTTTCCGAACTTGTTCAGAGGAAATTAAATTATTACGATGAAGTGGAGACATGCTTAGAACATCGTAATGTAGATGGAACCGAGCAAGCAACTAAACCAGATGATTTTTGTAGCTGGGGGATGGAAGAGAAGAACAAATGACGCTTAATGAATTTATTGAAGAATTAGATATCGCAATCAAACAAGATGGACATGATATTTATTGTGATGCAGAAACTGCCAGTATGATCAAGGCTATAATGAATGATAGTAACTTGCTGCATAGGTTGATTAAATATATTGAAGACAGTAAAGTTTATTACTCAGATGGAAGCTTATGTTCTATAGGAGAATCCATTATTGGTGAACGAGTTTGTGATGATATTCTGAAGTATATCGATAAAATAAAAGGAGAACAAAATGACATTTGATCATGTTAGATCACAAATCAAACAATATATAGATGAATCACATACCAATGGTGAGTTATTTGGTAAAGTAATGGATTTGTATATGGGCGATGATTCAATACCAATTGAAATTCGTGATAAAACCAAAAAGTTGATTGAGAGATATTTAAATGCGGAGTAGCTGGACAGTTGATAGAAAGAGTTTTTGATGGAGAATAGTAGAAGTGACAACAATTAAAGATATTGGAGAAACTTTCTGTAATGTGGAAAGTAATGACATGATTGTTGATGGATTTATCATCAACATCGATGGCAAAAAAAATCTTTAGTAAAGAACTTGAGTTGAAATTATATGCACCTGGCGATGATTGTCATGCAGAATATAGATGCAAATTTTATGTAGAATAAAAAAGATTGTTTGATTAGGGGTAAGAATTGATGAGAGTGATAATAAGTGATGAATCATTTATGCCATCACCACAAGATATGGCTGATGAGTTTTGGAACAGTGATGCTGAGAGACAGGCAGAAATATTGTATGAATTAGCATTAATTTGCAAATATAATTTTTCGAACTTTTGTAATCAAATGTTTTCAGTTGGAGAGCAACTGAATGGTTTAAATGACGAAAGAGCCGATATTTTGCGTTGCTTGAGAGAAATGATTGATCAGATTGAAAGATAAAAATATTATTCTATAGGAGATAGAAATGAAAATAATTGGTAAAACAAATGATGGCTTTATTCTTGAAGCCTCCAAAGATGATGTAGCGGCAATGGAAGGACTATATTCGCATCAAAAGAAGTTTGAAGTTGGAGATTTGATAGACATGAAAGGGTTGTTTTCTCATTGCACAAGTATCGATATAGCATTTAACGATATTGATCGTTTAAGAAAATCTGCAAAAAATATTATTGAAGCAACAGCCTGGATTGAAAAATTTAGAAACCAATAGAAAGATTATTTGATGGGAGTAATGATATGAATTTTATGCTTAGTAATATACCAATCTATAATGCAAGAAATATAGAGTGGAAATCAAACGGCGATGGCACAGGACAGCTTTGGTTTAATACTTTGTCCGCAGACAAAGATGGCAAAGAACAAGATGTGAGATTCCATATATTTCGATTAAAGTTCGATGATCCATTGATGTCTATGGAATCAGTTGATAACAAACTATATGAATTCGAAGTGGTATAAAAATTATGTTATATGTTTCAAAAGATAAATTAACGCTGATGGAATATATTATTTCACATCCGCTGTTGGAAATGATGGCGATACCTAATTTACATTTTTCAGAAATGGAATCATATGCTCGTACTGTTGATTTTGAAAAATCTAATTTTTACACATTCGAAACAGTACTTATGGATTACGTTGATCCACATTTGATAAAATATATTATTAGTAAACATAAAGCGGTGGATTTTGCAAAATTGTTTTCTGATGAACTTGAATATATGAGTCCTGGTGAAGTATTATTGAATTGCACATATGGAGGTAAAGATGCAAAAGGTTGAATTTGTAGGAAAGACAGCTTGTACTAAGTGGAATTAATAAAACGAGAATCTAGCAATAAATAAATTATTAAAATGCTATTGACTGTTATATGATATAATGATATAGTATTCACGGGGAGAATTTATGGGTAGTAATTACGCAAGTTATTCTGTATGCAATGTTAGATCAAACAATAAATTGCTTCATTGGTTTTTTAATCATTTTTACAAAAAATATACGATAGAGAAAAATATTAATGGAACAAGATATATTTGTGAATATTGCAGATCTCCATTCTGGGGCTACGAGAAACCTTCTTTAAAATTGTTCTTTTCAGAAAAATTAATGACTTGGCATGGACAAGTATGGGAAATATTTCCTAAAGGATCAAGATGTGGTTTCGGAACAACATGTTTTTCTACGTTATTCCCAAAGAAACGAATGCAGAAATTCTTAGATACCGAATCAAAATTTGTTTGGAACGCATGTAATAGGAGAGATTAATAATGACTGAATATATTAACAGCAATGTTAAAGCGATTGACTTTGGTGATAAAGTAACTCTTTTGAAACATAGAATGTGAGAGGTGTTTGATATGAGTGTATTAGTTAAAGATTGGAATCTTCCAGATATGTGTCTGGTTTGTCCATTCTTTTCTGGTCAAGGTTGCAAAGTCACGATGAGATTATTCCCAGATTGGGTTAATATAGCAACAAGACCAACTGGTTGTCCATTGAGTGAATATCATGAACCGCCAACTTATACAATAGATGATCCAAACAAGAAGTGTGAGAGTGAACACGATGGCTGAATATGTTAATAACAACATTAAAAAAATCGGTATTGGTGACAATGTGGGAATTGATATTCCAAAGCCAATTGCATCAATAAACTTTGATGTATATCATGCTGGTACATATGTGGTGGATGTCAAACAAGATGGGTCTTATTCGGCTGTTTTTGTTGGGTCTATGTATGGGGTATATGAATAATATGACAAGAATTATAATTGCTGGCAGTCGAGAGTTTAATGACTACGAAAAAATGTTAAAGACTCTGGACGAACTTGGTGTTCATCTTATGAATACCATTAATCCTATTGAAATTATAAGCGGTCATGCTAATGGAGCGGATAAACTTGGCGAAAGGTTTGCTAAAGCATATGGCTATCCATTAGTAGTATTCCCAGCTGAATGGGATAAATATGGTAAAGCTGCTGGCCCAATCCGTAATGAACAAATGGCAAAATATGCTGCGGAAGCTGATAGGGGAATATTAATAGCATTTCCAATTGGTGAAAGTCGCGGAACTAGAAATATGATTAAATTGGCGAAACAGTATGGATTAGAGGTCGATGTAATAGAATGAATGAATATATTAACAAGTCTGATGCTCTTGATATTTTAGATCAGTTTGAAGACGCAATCGAAAATGGTGAGCGCGGATTTTATTCTCAAGCGAGAAAAATGATGTGCGATTTGCATAGCGAAGAAATTATCCATTGTAAAGATTGTAAACACTATTGTAGCGTTTTATATCAAGGTACTCAGTTTGAATATGGCGAATGTAGTAAATCACCATTTAGTAGAATTTTTGGTAACAATACTGGCCCAGATGATTTTTGCAGCATGGCGAGGTTGAAAGATGAAAATTTGTAATGCTACTGGCAACGGCATATGCGTAAATTGTAATCATGTGCCACCAAAAGTTAATGGTTATTCGTATGGTAATATCTGTAGGATGGATGTTGAGGATATATTGGCAGCTTTAGAATATGGTAATCTGGTGTGTTATAACACAGATAATGGAAAATTTTACGAGAAGAGAATGTATGAACATCCGAGAGATTTTGTTGATGATGGTGATTGGATATGTCTAGAGTAGATTATAATAAATTTAAAATTTATGATCGAGTGTGTTTTTACGGGATATATGGTCTTATAGTTTTTGGTATTGTAACAAAAGTAGAAGATTATGATGATGATTGTCAGCGTTTATTTATACAGGGTGATGATGAACAGCTATATGAGATTTTAAGTGATAGAGTTACAAGACTAATGAATGAGAGTAGCCATTTCTGAACAAACACAAAAGAGAGATTTTATTAATGAAGATTGGGAGTGTATAGAATATGGATAAAGTAGAAATCAGATTAACAACCGCCCAGGTAGATGATATATGGAGACAGGTGAATTCAAATAACAATTCTATAGAAAAATTTATTGATGCTTTTGATTATTTAAAACGAGATAAGCCAGACACAGAAATAATAATCGAAACAAAATTCGGAACTGGAACTTTAAAGATTTCGGACATGATGATTTATGATGATCCCTCTGGAAGAATTGTATTTGATGCAGAATGAGGTTAAAAATGGATAATAACTTAAATCTAAAAATTGGCGATAGAGTAATCAGAAACTATAACAATTCACTTCCAACTTCAATCGGAACTGTGATTAATATTACTGAAAAGCGTGGCGATTATATTGTTGATTTTGGCAACTATAAAGAAACATATAGATATGACGGGTGGCAAAGAGGTGGCGATGTATGGAGTAGGTCACATATTCAGTTATTAACACCAGAGATTGAAGAGCAAATTCGTCAGGTTAACTTAATTCGAAAATGCCGAGATACATTTGAAAAAAAGATGAAGAATCTTACCGCAGATCAAGCAGAAAAAATTTTGAAAATATTAAATAATGAGGAATAATATTGATGTACTTAATTGCACAGATTTGATAATTTAGTTTAGGAGAAATGAATGTTAAATGATTCATATTGGAAAGAATATAATAACGGTGAATGTGCTTTTTTATGGTCTGCTGAAGGTGAAAAAATAGCATATATTCAGAAAAAAGATACTGTATGGGATTGTCTAATATGGCCTGAATTAATCGCTGAAAGCTTTTATTATAATGGGATGAGTTCGATTGAAGAAGTAGAGTGGCAAGTTACTCTTTATATTGATAATAAGTGTAATAAGATAGCTAATCAACTTCATGAAATTCGTGATCATCTTCCAAGTATTCACGAGTTGGCTGAGAAATGTGGGAGGATATAATATGATTGATACAAGTTTTATGAATAGTATATATGATTTTGAGAGTGTTATTGATGAGTTACTGGATCAAGCTCTAAATAAGTTAACACCAATGGATTATGATATTTTACTAGAAAATATTAGTATCTGTTTAACTAATCACGGATATATGGGGTAAAGATTAATGTGGAATCCAGAGACTGATGCTTGTGATGAATGCCAGGAATGTGATTACTTCCTTCACGAATATTGGAACTGTCAGGGTGAGGAAGAGCCTTGTTTTGAATTTAAACCGAAGAAAGATTCTAAATATAAAAAAGTTAAAATTGAAGTAGATCGGAGTGAATAATAAAAGTAGGAGTTATAAAATGATCTATTTAGCAATTGGGAATGTTGTTTTTATGTTTGGATATATAGTTGGTAAAATATGTGCTACATACGAATATAATAAAAAAATATCTGCCGATGGAGAAACATAATGAGGATAATTAATCGAAATGAACTAGCTAAAATGCCAAATGGCACGGTGTTCTCATCATTTGATGGTTATAGTGTTAACGGATTTGAAATTATAACAGGTAGCAATGGTAATGGATTTAATGGTACACTTAATCTGGAACCAAGTTTTAATTGGGATAATGACCATACGGAGCGTATTACTAATTGGGCAACTGTAGATACCACCGATTATGATTTTGATGAGGATGCCAGATTCGTTGTTTATAGCAAAAATGAAATACGTGAAATTATTCAATGGCTAAAATGGGCTATTGATGAAGACGGACATCCTGATATGGAGAAGTATTTTTATAAAAACCAAGTAATGTCGGAGGAGGAAGCTTCAAAATATACTAATGGTCGTGGTTTATGGTGGGGATAAAACAAGTCTTTGATGAGGTAAAAAGATATGAACCGGAAAACGGTAACTATTAGATTTCCAATTGATGTTGAAATTGAAGTTCCAGAGGATTGGGACAAAGACATGATTGAATTTCATGTAAACGAAAGTTCTTGGTGCGTTGGTAATATTTTACCGAAACTTCAGGAATATGCAGACATGAATAATGGCTGTATCTGTAATCGTGTTAATGAATGGGCAACATTGGTAACCGACGAAAATTAAGTTTGATAAATAAGATTATGGAAAAATATAAGGCAACAATAGAAGATATTAAAAAATTACGCGAAATGACTGGGGCCGGAATTATTGATTGCAAAAAAGCTCTTAGTTATTATAACGGTGATTTTAAGATGTCTATATTGTGGTTAAAACACAGAGATACTGGACCACATATGGATGTTTGGGGAAGAAAGATTTGGTATAGCGATTTTTATAATCTAAGAAGAATTAGTAATAATGGTTTCTATAGATTCGATATCAAAGGTGAGAGCGCAGATTATATCAAAGAAAAATATGGACTGAGTTATAACAATATTTTTGTTGCGATATATTCAGATGGTAGCTATGGAAGCGTTGGATCATTTACGAGCGATTATATTCAGAGTGACGTATCGGATTTAGATGACTGGGAATTGCGAGATATTTATCGTCAAACTAAGACGGAATTATTAATCGCAGAAGATTTATGGAACGAACAAAATAAAATTGAGGTTTTATATGAAAATTACAGAATTTATTAATAAATTTAAACAGCTAGGATATGATAAGGAAACAGATTTATTGTTTGGAGCGTATGATGCTAATGGCGAGTGGTATAATTTCAAATTTGAAGTGGAAGATGAAGACCGTCAACTTAACCCAGATAATAATTCAATAGCCGTTACAATTGATGTATCCCAAGAATATCTGAAACATGAGATTAATGAAGAATTGATGTTGGAAAAATTATCAGATGAGATTTGTGATGCAGTATATAAGACAATAGATGGATTTAAAATAATGGAATAGAAACTAAGTTTGATTGGAAGGACTAAACTATGAAGCAATGGAATAAAGAATTACTCGAAGAGGCTGGTTATAAAATAGAAAATGCCAAAATCACCGAAGTAGATCTTTCAATGGCTGACCATGGATGTTTATGTGCAGAAATAGTTCTTGAAGGTGATGGATGGGGTTGTGTATATGGGGGCTTTAAAATCGGAAGTGGTTATCTTGGAGCCAAAGAGTTCAAAGGCTATGAACCAGGGACAGAGTATATAATGCGAATCATGGATACAGTTGGTGTCAGTAAATATAATCAAATGGTCGGCAAATTTATTAGAGTGGCAACAATGGGCTGGGGAGATACTATTAAAATTATAGGAAACATTGTTGAAGATAAATGGTTTGATACAAAAAGTTTCTTTGAGGATAGAAAATAAGTTTGGAGATAATATGACAAATTTTGAAAAATATATAAGTAATTTAACGCAGGATCGATTTATTGATTCGATGATATTGAATTGTGATGGTTGCCCAGCGTATCCATGTAATGATGAAAATATTACAGAAGACAATGGACTTGATTGCGAAGAAAAGCTTCGTGATTGGTGTGAAGCTGAAAACTAAATTTTATGGAGTAAGTTATGAAAGATGATTGATGTCAAGTTTAAAGTTAAAATCAAAAATAGATATGAAGAAACAGAACCAAATCTAAATAGAAGATTTGACATTTTAAAAGCAGCAAGAGATCGTCCTATATGTATAGATGGAAAATGTATCGGAGTAATAACAGACGTTAATACAAAAACGGATGAATGTTATGGATATATTTTTGATCATGATGCTGTTATAGAATTATCACAAGATTATACAGAAGTGACTTCAGTAGAAATTGTAAAATCAAAATAGTTTTATCTGCGGTGGCGGAACAGATATACGCTAAAGTGTGGCTTCTTATAGATTGGTTATGGATAGATGTTGTGCCATGTAAAATAATCACCGAGTCAGCGCAAGATTAATCTTGAACCTTCGGGTGTAACGCAGGGGGTAATCGAGAGCAATAATATCCCAAAACTCCAATCATGTGGGGTGCAAGTCCCCACCCGCAGACGTGAGCAATTTCATTAAAAGGTTTCCTTTCCGCTCATCGACAAATGTAAGGAAAGACTTACCACAACCGAACGTGGATAATAACATAAGGTGCAAATATGCCTGGTTTCTCCGTGTACTAATCAGTGTCTGAAGCGGAGTGTAAAACGGCACAGATTAAATAAATATAAAATTTGTATGGATGGTGTTTAACATGTTATTTACCGCGCACAAAGATGCAGCCGTTGATTATGATGGTACTGAAATAAAAGAGTTTCATAAAGAATTAGATTCTCCATTTGTTCCATTCCCTGGCGGTGGACTTAACAAATATTGTTATGTGATTTATCAAGGACTATTTGGTAAATATAAGATTAGACAATGTGAAGTTGTTGAGGTTTGGTTTACTAATATCTGGGGATGGCGTATGGATAATGGTTGGACGTTTATTAGCGATGAACTTGATAAAACCGTGTTCAGATATAGTACCGAAGAACTCAACAAAGCCATTGAGATTTGTGAAAAGAAAAACAGGATGAGGAAAGTTAAGGTTAAGCACTTTTAAATGAGAAACAGCTAATAGAAAACTGATTTTATGGTAATAAAACATTTGGAGGATATAATGATGGTTTACTCAATGAAATTTAATATAGCTAATAAATTGGATATTGAAGATTTGAATCATAAGATCGATTGTTATTCTAATATATATCACAGCGATTTGTATATATTTATGTCTCCTAAAACGCTGAAAAATGTGCCTAAACTCGAATACTGTGAGCGTGACGAAGATTCATTTGATGAGTCTGCTGGATTAATTGGGCTTTATCAAGGTTATAAAGTATTTAGCGACCCAACCATGGAATATGGGGACGTTGAATTCAGGTAAAAATAATAAAATATCGGAGGGTTTATGAAACATTTTAAATGTGCAGCAATTAGATACAAGACGAATGAAGGTACCTGGATTGAAAGACGAGGTAGAAGACATCATGAGATTATTAAAGTAATCCATGATGCTGGAGAAACTGCCCAGTACAAAAAGTGCCATATAGATGGATTCATATTTGGCGAAGATTGGACTGCGGAATTTGTTGATCGAGAAACTGCCACAGAAATTGCTAAACAAATGGGAATTGAAATGAGAGGTAGTGTTTTAACATCTGAAGATTTATGGTGAGAAAAGGAGTGTATCTATGTTAATCATTCCATATAGTGATCTTGGTAGTTTAAATGCAAGAAAAGAATATCACTTTAAAAACTTTGAAAAAGCAATCTTATACGCATATGATAGGATGATTATAAGTGATAAGAATGTTGGTGATAAAGTAACAACTTCTTTTAAGATAATGGATACTGAGGAAGATTTTGAAGTAACCTTTGCCGTTGGAGAAGTAGAGTTTAATCCAGAAATTAAGTTTTATATAGGATAAATATGGTGAGAATGGAGAATATTGATGGAGACGAACATGTTATCACAAGAAAATATTAATAAGCTTCATATGAACGGCATTTATCGTTGTGATCCAGTGTTGGAATGGTTGCCATATTATAAACGTAACGATCCATATTGGTGTAAAAATTGGACATTCAAGGTCAAAGAATACAAGGGTAAGTATGCTATGTATGATACTTACTGGTCAACTGGTGATGAACATCCGGTTGAATTAACCGATAAAAATTTTGATAAGTTTGAGTTTTTATTTGATTTGGATGATATCCGTTATATTAATAGCTATGAAAGCTGGCTTGAATATCCAGAAGAAGATAGATGGAAAGTTGCATTAGATTCTGGTGGTATTAGTTATCCTAAATATGTAGTTAGACGCGGTTCTAAAAAAATTAAAGAAGTGGTGATTGAGAGAATGCAGCGAGAGATTGATTATCTAAAACAAGATTTGGCTTATAAAGAGCGACTACTTGATGGGATTAAGGATGGTAGCATTAATTATGAATACTACTAATATGAAGAAATATAAAGTTGGATTTTATGGTAGGAAATCTTGGCAACGAATAATAGGAGAATAATTGTGAGTGTTTTTAAAAAATATTTGAAAAAGTATTCTGATATACTCGATAAAGTAGAGCATAGTATTGATACAATCACATTCGAAACTGTTGAGGAAAAAGATTTGTTAATCAATGTACTCAAAGATAAGATTGCAGATTTAAAAGAAAAAGATGAATATATTGATGGTTGGCACGAAATAATTGAGCGACAAAAACGAGAAAATCCTGATTGGAAAGATCCGAGGTTATAGAATTGAGAGCAATAGATAAAGACGATTTATTAGAATATCTACAAGATCATCAGGAAGAACCATTTGATACATTTACTCGCGGTGTATCCAGTTGTATTGACTGGTTTATAGATATTGTAGAATTATTTTCTGAAATTAAAATTCCACAACATGTCCATTGTAAGGATTGTAAATACTATGGAATATATCATGCATGTGAAGCATTAAGTCAGCTTACAACAGTTGTAATGGAACCAGATGACTATTGTAGTCGCGGTGAACGAAAGGATGAATAATATGATTGATATAATGGATATGACTGCTGATTTGGTAAGAATTAATCAGGATATTATTAATAGAAGAAAAGTAATTGAAAAATATAATGTTTATGATTTTGACCAAACGTGGGCAAGTACAGCTCTTGGATTTGGTGGCGTAGGTGGATCTGCGATGACTACTGCTAGAACATATGTATTAATTCCAGCGAGTGATGAAGAAGAAGCATATGTATATTTTGGCGGCGAATTTGCCTACAGAGTTCCGATTAACAACAGATTTAGATTTGATTTGCGCGCTCATTCTATGGCTAGTGTAGCTGATAGTGGAAGATATTATAAATAAGGAGAATTAATATGAATGCTATTAAGTTTGATGAAACAATGGTAAAGAAGTATATTGATGTTTATTATGACAGTAATAAAAAATATCCGTATCTGATTATGAATGAAAAGACTAGAGATATTATACCCGCAGAAAATCCACAACAGTATCATATTACTGGCTGTAATATTAGTTTTGACACTACTCCTACTCCCATAGAGGAAAATATTCATAGTATTAGAATAAATGATAAAGAGTATGAAGAAAAACAGAAGAGCAATCCGAAAACTTCTTGGTACAAAGCGAAAATCCTGATTGACAATTCTCTTGAATTTGGTGAGGTTCACATTGGATAAATTATGTTATAAATATTGCGAGAATCTTAGTGATGTAATTCATATATCTGAAGAAATAGGTCGGGAAAATATCCTGACCGTTCTTCCAGTTAAGAGCGGATTATTTAAATGTGGATATGGAATTCTGTATTGGAGAGAGATTGAAAATCCATATAACAAAAAAATAATTTGTGAAATTACAGGAGAAGATTGTATAGATCAGACTCCACCTGGCAAATACGATTCATGTTTGAGATGCGAGGTTTATAAGGAGAGGTATTCAAAATGATATTTATTTACACTTGCCCAAAATGTGGGCATGATTTATCCAATAGCATAATTGCAACTAATCCACCCATTCAAGTGTATGAATGTAGAAATTGTGGCTGGTCACATGAAGAACGTGAACAAAATATTAGGATTCCATTCCCGGAAGAGAATAATACAAATTATGTTGCTGATTTTGGCGATGGAACTATAACAACAAATATGGCTACAGTAAATACAATTGGTTCAATCATTGACAATACTATAAATACAAAAATAGCTGAATTGGATATTAAAGACAAAGATCACTATATTGGTGGATGGAATATTGAAGAGAAAAATCCATGTAAAAATTGCAATAATAATCCCAAAAATGGTGGAAGTGGCATTTGTCATTGTATACTTGGTAATATGATAACGTGGTAAACGAATTATGTGGAAAAATTGTGAATAAAATATTAAATATATAATTGACAACCACAAGATATTGTAGTATACTTCTATATATAAATTATTAAACGAAGGGAGTGACAAAATTGATTGGAAGCGAAGATTTTATCTCTGTGTCTTATAAAACAGAAGAAGATTTAGCAGACGATTTAAAAAAAAGAATAAAAAATGGTTATTCACTAAAAGAAGTTGTAAGACCACAAGATGTGATTATAGCTGTCTATTCTATTACTAGCAATCAATCATCTGAGTTTATGATTAAAGATAGGCTTATAACGATGCAGAATAGATGTTCATATCACAGTGACTGTAAATATAATGGCGATTGCGATACGTGTTTCAATATTGTGAGGAATTATGAAGTATAAGATTATAGGTATTTATCATAGTGGGAGAAAAGGAACTAGATATGATGAAGTTACAGACTATAAGTATGATGGCTTAATTGGATCAATTATTGATACCGATAAGCCTATAGAAGACTATAAAGAATTCGAAGAAATTTATTGGAATTTTATTTCTAGTGATTCTTTATATGCGTGTTGGCATACTTCGGCAATTATTGGTTCTGGGATTAATTCTTTTGGAGATTATGTGATTGAAACAATAAATTCTATTTATGAATTGGAGAAAGTTGATGGACAGCAGGACGAACGAAATCAGGATGAGGCTGACAGTAGATAAAGTAAATAAATTTTGCGCTATCTGTGACAGCTTAAATATTGATGTTAATGTTATTAGTGGAAGACTTTGTGTTGATGGTCGTTCTGTGATGGGAGTTATGGAAATGTGTGGGAGAGACGTTACTTTGGCTCCTGTTACCAATGACTATTTCGAGATTGAAGAGTTCTTTCGCAAAGTAAGTGAACTCGGCGCTTATAGAACGGAGGGATTTTACAGTTGAAAAGGAAGATTATTAGTATTGCATGTATTGTGATTGGTGCAGCTTTTGTCCTTAGTGGATGTACCGCTAAATGGAATAGAGATAAAAAAAGTATTTTATCGAATTTTAGCGGTGGAATTGATAGAACCGTCACAGTATATGCAAATACTGGTGAAAAAATTGCCGAATATAGTGGCAAGATTGATATTGAGTCTAATGAAAACAAGGTTTTATTTGACCTCGATGGTAAGAGAACAATTATTTATAATGCTATTGTAATTGCACAGGAGGATTGATTATGAAGAAAGTTAATGTTAGAAATAAAGAATTTAAGGTTATCCCGGAAGCTCGTCTGGTTCAGGGTAAGATGGTTGAAAAAGGTATTGAGAATGATCTCAAGGCTGGTATTAAGGACAAATATAAACGATTGATTAGAAACGCGAGTCGTAAGTATACTATATTTGATTTTCTGATGAGAGAAAATAATATCACAGCCAATGCTTATTGTGATGAGAAAGATGAGTTTGATGAAAAGGTTGGTATTGATGTTTGTTCTGAAAAGCTTGAACTCAAAAACCATCTGAAGCTTGCTAGACTTTATCATAGGATTGCAAAAGATCTCTCTGATGCTGCAATGATTGCTAATGGTTTCTGTACCAAACATGAAGCTAAGGCTATGGCTATTGAAGAAGATCTTGTGAGAATGTATGGGAGAGAATATGTATGAGAGTAGAAGATTGGCTTGGTAAAGATAATAAATTAGCAACTGACATATGGGAAAGAAAGTATCAATATAATGGCGAAACATTTGATGAATGGCTTGATAGAATTACCAATAAAAATGAAATATTAAAAAAGCAGATTATTGATAAAAAGTTTTTATTTGGTGGAAGAATCCTCGCCAATCGTGGAACTAATAACGATGGTAGAAAAATTAGTTTATCAAATTGTTATGTGATATCTGCTCCTGGTGATTCCATCGAAGAAATCTTTGATTGTGCTAAGAAATTGGCACGTACTTATTCTTATGGTGGTGGATGTGGCATTGATATTGGTAAACTTGCACCCAGAGGCGCTATAGTCCATAATGCCGCTAAAGAAACATCTGGATCAGTAAGTTTTATGGATTTGTATTCTATGGTTACTGGTTTGATTGGGCAAGCGGGAAGACGAGGAGCTTTGATGATATCAATCCCCGTTGACCATCCAGACATTGAAGAATTTATTGGAATTAAGCAAAATACTGATAGGGTTACAAAAGCTAATATTAGTATTCGTATTACTGATAGATTTATGGCAGCTGTAAAAAATCGTGAACCATTTGAACTTAGTTTTACAAGAGTAGAAACTGGAGAAACGATTACTAAAACAGTTGATGCTTATGAATTATTTCATAAAATCTGTGAGTCTAATTGGGATTGGGCCGAACCTGGAATGCTTTTCTGGGATAGAATAGAAAATTGGAATCTTCTTAGTTGCGATCCTGAATTTAAATATGGTGGAGTAAACCCATGTTTTTCTGGAGATTCGAAACTTCTTACAGTTGATGGATATAAAACGTTTGAAGAGCTTGACGGTACTGAACCTTATATTATTAATGTTGATGGGAACGTTGTAAAAAGTAAAGTATGGTGCAACGGAGAAAAAGATACTGTTAAAGTAAAATTCTATAACACAGAAGTAATTTGTACTCCAGATCATAGATTTATGACTTTAGATGGAGAAGAATGTCGTGCTGAGAATTTAACTGGTAAATATATAATGCCATTAACTCGTTCAAACCATAATCTTGATAATCATTTTATTAAGCTTGGATTTATTCAGGGTGATGGGCAAACTACTAGATTAAATAGTAAATATCATGATGGAATCGAAGTTAATATTGGAGAGAAAGATACCGATATCTGGGATTTGTTTTCCGATGAAGAATTTACGAAAAAATCAGAACGTGCAATTTATTTAGCAAATTATCAACCAGAATTAGTTAAGTTAGGGTTTTCTCCTAATATTTTGCCAGACAGAGAATTTCCTTCTACATACGATACATGGACTAGATTAGAAAAATCAAGTTTTTTATGTGGCTGTTATTCCGCAAATGGATGTGTTATAAAAAAGAATGATACACACAAAGGTGGAAGAATTTCATATAAAACCACATGTAAGGCTTTTGCGGAAAAATTAGTTTCTACATTAAAAGAAGATTTTGATATCTGCAATGCATATATTACAACAAATAAACCACACAAGATTGAATTTGAAAATGGGACTTATGAAATCCGCGAAAGTTATGATATCAATATTGGAAGATATCAAGAAATTATTAAATTTATGGCTTGCATTGGCTTTTATCAGCAGTATAAGAGAGAGCAGCTGTGTAATATGATTAAAAAACGTGCTATGCAAGTTACTAGTGTAGTACCAAATGGTAAGATAAAAGTATATGATTTTACAGAACCTGAAAGACATTGGGGAGTTGTAAATGGTTTTGTTGTTCATAATTGTGCAGAAGAACCGCTTCCGCCCGGTGGGTCGTGTTTGCTCGGCTCCATCAATCTTTCAGAATTTGTAACTAAAGATAAGCTTTTTGATTTTGAAGATTTTTCAAATACAGTAGATATTGCCATTAAAGCATTGAATGAAGTTCTTGATGAGGGTATTCCACTTCATCCTCTCAAAGAACAGAGAGAATCTGTTAGAGATTGGAGACAGTGTGGATTAGGAATCTTTGGCTTGGCAGATATGTTGATTAAAATGGGTGTTCGTTATGGTAGTGATGAATCTATCCATCTGTGCGACATGATTGGTCAGAAGATGGCATATCAAGCTATTAAGACATCTGCTGAACTTGCAAAAGTAATTGGTCATTATCCTAAGTATCATCCAGAGGCAGTTGCTCAATCTGCATTCTTTAGTGAGCATGTTGGTGATACAGATGTTTCTTGTGGACTTGCTAACTCGCAGCTACTTACTATTGCCCCAACTGGAACACTTTCTACGATGCTTGGAGTGTCTGGTGGTATCGAACCAATTTTTGCAAATTACTATACAAGAAAAACAGAGTCGCTTCATGGACATGATGAGTATTATAAAGTTTATACTCCGATTGTAAAAAAATATATGGATGAAAACAATATTGATGACGATTCTGAATTACCCGATTTCTTTGTGACAGCACAAACACTTGATTATAAAGAACGCATTAAAATGCAAGCAATCTGGCAGAAACATATTGATGCTAGTATTTCTTCAACGGTTAATGTACCAAATAGCTTTACTATTGAAGAAGTAGAAGACCTTTATATGAAAGCGTGGGAAGCTGGCCTTAAAGGTGTAACAATCTTCCGTGATGGATGTAAACGTGCAGGAATTTTAACAATCGATCACTCAGAAGAAGAGGTAAAACATATTCCTCAGAAATTAGAAAGAGGAATGATTATTAAGGTTGATAATAATTCCGTTGGTAAAGAAAGACATTTAGTGACTGGCTGCGGTTCTCTACATTGTTCTGCATTTTTTGATCCAGATACTGGTGATTTATTAGAATGCTTCTTAAATAAGGGTAGTAGCGGAGGATGCCTTTGTAACCTTACAGCAATCTCAAGATTGATTTCATTATCTGCAAGAGGTGGAGTTGATATTAATTCTATTGCTGACCAGCTTATGAGCGTTCCAGCTTGTCCGTCTTATACTGTAAGAACAGCGACCAAGCATGATACATCAAAAGGTAATAGTTGCCCAGTAGCGATTGCAAATGCATTAATTGATATGTATCGTGAAATCCAAGATGATATCTTTGATGAAGACGATGAGTATGTGATCACTCCTACTAAAGTTGTAGAAGCAACTGTAAATAATGATGTTGTAAAAGTTCCTAAACAAAAAACAAAAGCGATTTGTCCAGAATGCGGTGGAGAACTTATATTCGAGGGTGGCTGTAGTACATGCAAAGATTGTGGATTTAGTCATTGCAGTTAAGGAGTAATTATGGAAATATTAAATAGATATCCAGTAATGAAATCTAATATCTTCTTTTCCATAATCTTATTTCTGACATTATTATCAATAGTAGTATTTGCTGTAGTTTGTATGAAGTGTTTCTATTACACGGATTTAGAATTGCAGTATGTAGTAATAAGTTTATTAATCACTGGGTGTTTGGTTGGTATCCTCTCTCAGACACCCAGAGAGATTTCTACTGAAAAATATAGATTCGAAGTATTATTTACCGATGACGAATATTTAAATGCTACGAAAGGAAGATATGAAATCGTTGGAAAGAAGAATCATATTTATATTCTCGAAGAAACCTAATGATCCAGAAGACGAAGAGTATGGATGCTATGGTGATGATACCGATGATGATGAAGATGAGGAATGGGAATGATTATAGCTGGAAAAGATTGTGAAGATTGTGCCAAATCAATACTTAATGAATCTAACAAAGCTAAGATCATGGTTTATTGTTCAGTACGTGATAAATGGTATATCTGGGGAGCGTGTATACCTTGCGAAGATAAGGTGAAGATAAAGAATGATTGAACCTAAAAAATTTAAAGTTAATAGTAAAGTATCACAGGATCAGTTATTGAAATCTGGATTTGTAAGATATGGTGGAGAATATTTTTATAAAAGATATTTATATTGCTATGATAATACCAAGAATCCTTATGTAACCTTTAAAATGATTATTTATTTTGAAAGTAATATACCAATAGTTATGTATAGCATAGTATGTGAGGATGGATGTTGTTATCCACCATTTTATGATCCAGATGTGAGATACAACAATTCTGTGTATGAAAAAACTGTTAAAGTATATAACGAAATAATTGATAGATTAATTAGAAATAATATATTAAAGGAAGATAATAAGAATGAGTGAGACAATTAAGATTAAGTATATTGACAAGGATATGCCGAAACTTGAGTATATCGATGGGGAAAAGAGCGATTGGATTGATTTGAGGTCAGCTGAAACTGTAACGATGCTGCCAGGTGACTTCAGAATTATTAATCTCGGTGTTGCTATGGAATTACCTGAAGGATACGAAGCGCACATCGTACCTAGAAGTAGTACTTTTAAAAAATTCGGTATTATCCAAACCAACCATTTTGGTGTAATAGATCACAGTTATTGTGGCAATGATGATTGGTGGAGGTTCCCAGCATTAGCTATGAGGAAGACTACCATCTATAGAGGTGACAGAATCTGCCAGTTTAGAATTGTTAAGAAACAGCCAATAATCCACTTCAATGAAGTAGATAATCTTGATAACCCCAACCGTGGTGGATTTGGCTCTACAGGGGTTACCTAATGGGTAAGAAAATATTATGTCCATATTGTGGTGGGATTATGGAACTTATCAGTGAACCGTTTCCTGATGATGAGAACCCAACTCACCACGATTATTATGAATGTTTCGATTGTGGAATGATGATTGGAATTACATCAATTTATAACGAGGAGATTTTAGATGAATAGTATTAAAGCGATTTTGCTTATTGGTGGTTTTATTTTTACTGTTGGTGGCGTGGCATTAATGATTAGTATAAAAAAAGTTGCGCCAATTTTTATTTCAATTGTTGGGCTTATAGCAATTCTATTTGGATGCTCTTTTAGCTTTGTACCGTCTGGGTATGTAGGTGTGAGAACAATGTATGGACAGATTTCTGACAAGCCGACTCAGAGTGGACTTAACTGGAAGATTCCGTTTGTTGAAAAAATTAATAACATTAACTGCAAACAGCAGGAGATTATCTATTCTGGTCAGATTTGGTCTGAAACAAACGAACGTACAGAATTGTACTGTGAAAATATTGCAATTGACTATCAGATCAATGCGGAGTATGCAGCATGGATTTGGACAAATGTTGAGGAATGGGATACTAATCTTATTAAAGCAACATCTATCGAGTCTGGAATTAAAGCAGCAACTAAACAGTTTAATGATACAGATGTAACTGATCGATCCAAGATTGAAAAAGTTGCTAAAGAATGTATTCAGAATTCACTAAATACAAAATATAAAAATCAGATTGTTAATATTGTATCTGTGACAATCGGAAATATTAATTTCTCAGACGCTTATAACAGTGCCATTGAGAAGAAAGCTCAGGCTAAACTTGCTGCTGAAACTGCTGAATATACAAATAAGCAGACAACGATTCAAGTTGAGGCAGAAGCAGAACAGTCTCGCATTAAAGCACAAGCGGAAGCTGATGCTAAAAAGATTAGTGCGGAATCCAAAGCTGAACAGATTCGTATTAAAGCTGAGGGTGAAGCAGAAGCTATTCGTGTGAAAGCACAAGCACAGGCTGAGGCAAATAAATTAATTGCAGAATCTCTTACACCAGAACTTATTGAAAACGAAAAGATTGCTAAGTGGGATGGCAAACTTCCAGTTGTATCAGGATCTGGGACAGTGATTACAGATATTGGAAATATTATGGATGAAAATAAAGAAGGAGAAACGAATAATGAAGATTAATCATATTAATGATATTGAAAAATTTTTTGAAGTTATTGATAGCTGTACTGGTAAGATTGAACTTGTTGGCGAAGATCTTCGTCTGAACTTAAAATCAAAACTTACACAGTATTTTAGTCTGGCAAATATTTTTTCTGGTGGTGGAGAAATCCCAGAACTTGAGATTATTGCCTACAATCAGGACGATGTAAACAAACTCATTGCATTTATGATTGGGTAATGCCTATGAGTAGAAAAATGGTAAAAAATGGGGTAGCCGAAGAGGTTACCCCTAATAATATTAACGAATTAGATGCAGCATTGAAAAGTATTGAAGAAAGTGGTAATATGGACTTGCAATGTATACGTGAGTTGATCGAGATGGAGAAACGTAAACGTATACTGTTACAACATCCATACGAACCAAAGTACAACGAGAAGAAAGACAGGTGGTTAACAAGATTTAATGTTGATGGCAAGATAGTTCAAAAGAGTAAGAAAACTCTGAAAGAGTTAGAAGATTTAATAGTGCGCTTTTATACTGGGGAAGAAGAACCAGAGGATAAAACATATACTTTTTCCAAAGGTCATGACAAGTGGATGGAGATGCAGAAAGAATACGGCAAATCCAACAACAGTATAAGACGCTATGAGACAGACTGGTTTCGGTTTTTTGACGGTACTCCGTTCGCTAGAGCAGACTTATCATCGATTACTTCAAAAGATATTGAACTATTTATGATAAACAACATAAAAAAGTTCAATCTTAAGCGGAGAGGAGCAGATGGATTATATTCTTATATCAGTGGTGTATTTTACAATGCTGTTATAGATAAGGTTATTCCACCGCAAGATAACCCGTGTCAGTTTGTTGATAAGAAGAAGTTCGTGAAGTTCTACAACACGGATGAAAAAACTATTGAAGAACGTACTCTTTCTCAAGAAGAATTGACTATCCTGATCAACAAAATAAATTCCGACATCTTGCGCAAGAAAGATTACATTTATCCTTATGGAGTTCAATTTGCACTACTCACTGGAATGAGATGCGGTGAGATTGCTGGACTTCGTTGGAAATACGTTCTCAACGACCATATAATAGTATGTGAATCTGAGAAATATGATGTAGTCAATAAAACTTACGAGCAATCCAAAACAAAGACTGGTAAGACAAGAACGATTCCTATTACGGAAGAGATCAATACCTTTCTGAATAAGATGCGGGATTTACAGCGCGAATATGGTCAAGAGGGTGACTTTGTTTTTTCTTTTGACGGTCAAAAGCTGAGATGTAAAAACCTTACTGCATACATGAATCATAAATGTGAGCAGATCAAATTCGATTCACACAAAAGTATTCATGCTATCAGAAGGACATTTAATTCTTATCTAAGATTTGATGGTGTATCTGCTACTGAAGCTGGAAGCCTAATTGGTAACACTCCAAGGGTCAATGATCTTCATTACACATACGACATTCAAAATTTTGATAAGAAAAAATTTTACATGGAAAGCGCCGAAAAAAAGATGGTAAAATCATCCCTAGCTTAGTGTGTGCCAAATTCGTGTGACAAAGCCCGCAAACCCAGTATTTAAGCGGGGTGACGAGGCGTGTCCGGTCTCGACAATGCTGAATATATCGCATTTTCTCATGTGCATTTTAGCATTTTCGTGTGACAATTATGTGACTACATTTGATAAAATATAAATTATAGAAAGGATAGAGCGTATACATTGCACTTTATATATTTATATATGATTATGAATAAACAATTCCTAGTTATATACAAGTACGTAAAATGGTAAAAAATGGGGATACCAAAAATAACGGTATCCCCTAAATATATATAAAACGAAAGTGGAGCAAAAACTTGCCGAGTAATTTATTGCTCCTAGTCAATTGGCTAATTATTATCTATACATGATTTTACATAGTCTTCATCCAGTTTTGGTGGATGTAATAAAGAAATGTCTTCAAACATCTATTGATTCACCTTATCTAAATTGGTCTGCGCACGTTTAATCCTATGATAAGTTATAAACCCACTCCAATTACTTTTGCCCATATAACCTCCTAATATCAGAAATAGTGCGTTTTAAACATTGAAGAACATAATCTATCTCATCTGCCGTTGTCAACTCAGAAAGAGTAAATCTGAGTGTATTATGGGCATACTCATCAGTCCTACCCATGGCAGTTAAAACATGTGATGGTTTTTCATCGGAAGAATTACAAGCACTTCCAGTAGAACAACTTATTCCCATCATATCCAACATTGTTACCAAAGATTCGCCGGGAACACCATCAAATGTTAAACTGATATTATTACACAGTCTACTTATGAGAGAACCGTTCAGGTGACACTTTGGTATATTATTTAAACACTCATCAATAAACACATCTCTGAGTGATGTCATATAATTAATATTAGTTTGTAGATTTTTATGTGCAATCTCCGCAGCTTTTGCCATTCCAACAATACCCAACATATTTTCTGTTCCAGCGCGGAATCCAGATTCTTGTTGTCCACCGTGGATAAATTGAGAAATAGTTTTTGGGTTACGAATATAGACAAATCCTACACCGTCTGGGCCATGGAATTTGTGACTACTTGTTGTCATGAAATCAATACCAAATTTCCGAGCGTTGATTGGAACATGACCATATGCTTGAACTGCATCTGTATGGAACAACACATGATAATTTTTACATACTTTAGCAATCTCTTCAATTGGCTGTATAGTACCAACTTCATTATTAGCATACATAATGCTAACAAGAATAGTATCTTCACGGATGGCACTTTCAATATCAGATACATGGATAAAACCGCGATCATCTGGGTCAATATATGTTACTTCAAATCCATGATCTTCAAGCCATTCACAAGATTTAAGAATTGCTTTGTGTTCAATAGAAGAAGTAATAATATGATGACCTCTTGTTTCCAGCGCTTCAGCAACACCTTTAATAATCCAATTATCTCCCTCAGTTCCACCAGATGTGAAATAAATCTGGTTAGGCTATACATTGATAGTCTGTGCAATAGTTTTGCGACAATCATCAAGCATATTTTTTGTTTTAAATCCAATCGTATATAATCCAGATGGATTTCCATAGTATTCAATCATATATGACTTCATAGCATCAATTACTTCTGGCAACATCTGTGTAGTTGCAGCATTATCTAAATAAACGTTCATTCCTTTTTATCTCCTCATCATGATTTTATAGCAATAACAACGGCATCGAAACCGTCAGATTTAACTTTATCTCTAAGTGCATTTGCATTAGCTAGTGAACCAAACATTCCAAGCTATGCAATATAACTATTTCCGCTCTTGACTACCACAGCATCATACCCAGATTTGGTCAGAGTCTTTACAGTAGCATTTGCATTGGCAAGTACCGAGTATGCTCCAGCTTGAACACGATATTGCGTAGTAGTGGTTTTGGCGGTTGTAGTTTTAGTTGGTTTAGTTGTATTAGCAACAACTTTATCTATATATTTACTATATATAAAACCAAATTTATCATTTACTTTGATATAATACCAATTACGATTCTTTGTATCTTTAACAGTATCACACACTTCTACTTGGATATTTTTCTTGAGTGGAGAAAACGATACTTCTTTATTTTCTGATCCAGCCCAAGTACGAACTTTTGCATTACGATTTAATTTACCTTTCCACTTTGGAGTTTCATTCAAAGTAGAAGAGGTAGTTGTAGTAGTGGTAGTAGAAGTAGTGGTTGTAGTAGTATTGATAGTAGTATTACCAGAGAGAATCTTGGTTACTATTGAGTAATCTGGAGTACAGAATTTAGTACCTGGCAGATTTGAGTTGTAATAACTCTTTTTGCATACTCCGCCACCATTTGCAATAATAGTAGAACCATTCGAGGTATTACCCTCAATAGTAGTAAACTAATCTCCATTTACACCAACAACAATCCCAGTATGAGCAAATGTGCCATTGCGATAAAAGATTACAATATCACCTTTCTTCGGATTAGCATTAAGCGTAAACAATGATGCCATAGTTGGGCAGTAAACATAAGGCCAGTGTTTAAGAAGCTTTTTGGCAGTTTCCTATCCAAATGTTTTCATAAACACCCAAGATACGAAACAAGCGCACCACGCTTGGGCTTGATATGCGGGATATACATCTCTCCAATATTTAGTATAGTTATTACTACCAGCATTAGCCGTCTTAGAATCAAGCTAAGAATTACTAGCTTTCTCAAGATATCCGATCTCAGCTTCTGCGGTAGATATCATCGCATTAATTGCTTGTTCTCTAGTTACTGACACAACATCACTTCCTTTCGTGCCTGTAGCTTGATTATTAAAATAATCATAATACTCCTAAGAATACTGCATTCTCAATGAACTATATTGCTACCAATTACTTGGTGATTCAAAATCTCTCAATACAGTATCAGAAGCAGTTTTAATAGAAGTTGTGGTTGTAAGTACTTTCCACACACTTTTATATCTTGTTTTAAGTTCATAAATAGTGTAATTAATTTGCTCATCTTCATCAGCTATTGATTTACCAACGGCAACTGTTCTATCATAGAACTCTGATTTTCGTGGAACAGGAGTTGTTAACTAAGTCCATCCCCAACCATACTATTTGCCTGGCAATGGATTTAAAAATTCTGCTCTCGTAATTTTACCATTGTCAACAGCCTATCTATATGATTCTTGAGTATAATTTTTGCCATTTTCTCTAAGCCGTTGAAGACATAGGTATTCAACAATAGAAGCATTCATTCCACTTTCTGCAAAAATATTACCCAGCATTCCAGCTGCTCCTTGTTTTGTCATCCCTTCTTTTAGAAAAACCTTCCATGCTTTTTTAGCCAAATTATTTATTGTTACGGACATAATTTTCACCTCACAATAATAAAAGCTACTATCATAAGACAGTAGCCAAAAAAATTATTTAATTTACATTACTCAGTAGGCTCAACCACGTGATCTTCTTCTAGAGTAGGCTCAACTTCTGGAGTTACCTCCTCGATCTCATGTCTATAGCACTGATTCATAATAGCGCGACCATCAGAAGTAAGCAACGTAGCACTTGCTCAGTGAACCTGATGTTCGAATTCTCCATTAACCTTAATTTCTACAATATAATATTGTGTCATAATAAATTTTTCCTTAAATTAATATCAACTTTGTAATTGCCACGCATATGTAGGATTGCCATTACTAATAGTTACTGTTAATATATATGAACCATCAACTGATGGTAATATTGGTAAAACCATTCCAGCAATTTCTTCTTTATCAGTGGCAGTGAGAGTATAGGTACCTCTCTAAGTTGCACTATTAATAGTATTATCTATATAAACTTTAGTTGCCTAAAGAGATGTCTTGAGTTGGTCTAATGTCGTAATTGCCATTATTTCATCACCTCATTTCATGTTTAATAATTTTAATTACATAATTATCACTCAATAGTATTATTTTTTATAAATTCTATGTGGTATAGTATCAGCTGACACCACGATTATAAGTTACTCCCATAATTTAATCCTCAAAAGAATCATCACCGTAGCCCACCCTCATCTGGATCATCATGAACATCGGCCGGCACCCACGTTATAATATTTCCGTTGCTTTTCATCCCAACGTAAGTGACTGATTTATTTGAATCTAGGTTAGTCGGAAGCTCATATAATCGATCAGGCAGTCCTCTAGTTCCGGCTAATGCATGACACGAATGTGTTGATGTGCCGTTGGTTTCATCATATGTACCTTTAAGATAACCGCATGTGTTTTCTAAAATATTATTATGGCAATTGCTACCAAAGGAATTGAACGGGCAGGAATTGCCCAAGGTGTTATTATAGCAGTTATTACTAAATGTGTTACTATAACTGTTATTACCGAATATGTTGTTAGAGCAGTCATTACCAAAGATGTTATCATGGCAGTCATTACCAAAGATGTTATCATGGCATTCATTGCCAAAGATGTTATCATGGCATTCATTGCCAAAAGTATTTTCTTTGAACCTAGTACTAAAAATATTCCCGACACAAGAATTGTTGAATGCGTTTCTGGTGCAACCAGCATTAAAGATGTTGCTATGACAGTTATAGCCAAATGCGTTGTTACAACATGTAATGCTAAAGGTATTGTAACCGCACCCTTCGTCAAAGGTGTTACCGTAGCAGCCGTCGGTGATAGTTATAAAAACTATATTATTAAGAACCATTAGATCGCCATTGTACGCCGGCGCTATTTTATTTCCAAATACTCCGCAGTCATCTAAATAATGCTGTGCATCTAATACCGTTGCATCGTCTAGATTATTTCCATAATAACAAAATGTGTAGCCCCAAACTGGGTTATTTTCATCTATTCCGGTGATAACAGTAGATTCTATTGGTGCCGTATAGGCTCCAACAATGCTAGGAACTTTCTCGCATTCAGTAATCCTATACCGTTTAAACTGAATCTGCTTAAAATCGTAAGGACACTCGTTATTATGTTCATCCTTAAGATAGTAAACAACGCCCTTACCGTTTTCGGTGTCTGCCCATCCAAACCTAGTTTCGTCGTTATCCAGGCAGTACTTAAGCTCCCAAACAGCTAAATTAGCAGAATGTCCCTCAGCAGTGTAATAGTCATCACCATCGTGAAGACAAGCCCTAGCATTTTCGTTGAGCACATTAACTTTATCAGCTGTCACAATAATATCATAAGGATGGCTGACAGCTCTAGACTCTGCCTACGTAGTGGTACAGACATAGTCTGTGATTCGATACTACATGCCAGGTGTAAGAGTTCCACCATCACGTTTTACTTTAAGTTCAGACCATGTAATGGATTCCATTGGTGTAGCTGATCCACCGCTACCACCATTGTTAACTTCGGCAAGGATCCACGTTGTAATATTTCCGCTACTGTCCATTCCAACGTAAGTGACTGATAGAACTGTATCTGGCTTAGTCGGGAGTTCATATAATTCTTCAACAGATGTACCATGAGTTGATTGCAGCACATGATATGAATGTGCCGTTGTGCCTTCGGTTTCGTCATACATGCCTTTAAGATAACCGCAATTGAATTCTAAGACATTAGCGTAGCAATGATCAAAGGTATTGCTATAACAGCTATTGCCAAAGGTGTTGTTCTGGCAGTTATCGCCAAAGGTGTTGTCGGCGCAATCATTGCCAAAGGTGTTGTTCTGGCAGTTATCGCCAAATGCGTTGCCGGTGCAATTATCGCCAAATGCATTGCTCTGGCAGCTAATGCCAAAGGTGTTATTTTCGCAGCTATTACCAAAGGTGTTGTTCTTGCAGTTATCGCCAAAGGTGTTGTCCTGGCAGCTATTGTCAAAGGTGTTGCCAAGGCATGCACGGCCAAATGCGTTGCCGGTGCAATTATCGTCAAAAGTGTTTTTAGAGCAGCTATTGACAAAGGCGTTGCTGTAGCAGTCATTGCCAAAGGTGTTTTCAGAGCAGTTGATGTCAAAGACGTTGTCGTAGCAGCTATTACCAAAGGTGTTGTTCTTGCAGTTATCGCCAAAGTTGTTGTTCCGGCAGTCATTTCCAAAGGTGTTTTCAGAGCAGCCATCGCCAAAGGTGTTTTTAGAGCAGTTATTACCAAAGGTGTTATTAGAGCATCCAATGTTTACTACCAAAAAAACTATATTATTAAGAATCTGTTGATCTTGATAGGATGCATATGCTATTTTATTTCCAAGTACATTCATTAATATCCACCTCCGTCGCTATCTTCATGCTGTGACCCTAATACTGTTGCATCTTCTACTGTGCCAGGTCCTGTAAATTTAGTAAACGTATAGCACCAAGCCGGGTTATCTTCATCTATCCCGGTGATGATAGCAGAATCTATTAGTGCCGTAGCAGCGGTGCTAACCAAGCTAGGAACTTTCTCGCATTCTGTAATAAGGTATCTCTTAAACTGGATCTGTTTGAAATCGTAAGGGCATTCGTTACCTTTCTCATCCTTAAGATAGTAGACAACGCCCTTACCGTTTGTCTCATCTGCCCAGGCAAATCTAGTCGTATCATTATCCAGACAGTACTTAAGTTCCCAAGCCTTAAGATTAGCGGAATGATCTTCGGCGGTGTAATAGTCATCGCCATCATGCAAGCAAGCCATAGCGCTTTCGTTAAGCGTATTAGCACTATCAGCTGTTACGATAATGTCGTAAGGATGACTAACTGCTCTAGTTTCTTCCTGCGTTGTAGTGCAAACATAGTCGGTAATGCGATACTGCATACCTGGCGTAAGGTTTCCGTCATCACGTTTAGCCTTAAGTTCTGCCCATGTAATAGATATCATAGGTTCAGCAGTTATATTACCCATGTCGGTTTGCAACGTAGCTATACCATTTTCAATATTGTTCATCTTATTTGCAGTGATAACATCTCCATCACTCCAAACATTTTTCACATAACTCATGTTATTCCTCCTTTTATACAAATACCTAATTCAACATTGTATTCACAGAATCATCGGTTGCTATATCAGAATCCATCAGATAATCACTTAAATCAATTTTAGTATCACCAATTTTCTCGAACTTACTTCCAGTAAAGATATATTCATAATATGCATTATCATCTGCTGTGACAACGATAGCAGTTCCAATAGTAGCAAAACCGATTATTGATTGCTCAGTATATTTCGGTACCAAATAAATAATTCCCAATTCACCGTCAAGTGTGGGAATGTGAGTTGATGGATCATATTCGCCATCCTAACATACATAATATCTAGTACTAACAAGATTATCTATAGCCGCTGATATATCAGAAGATGTAGCAAATCCAAGCATTGATTTGATTGCTAATTTTGCATCATTCGTGTATTGACCGATTTCATTAGCAGAATTAGCCATATCGACTCCCGCAGCTTTTGTTAACCCGTAGAATACTGCTTCATGTTGATTTGATGGAACAATAGGTTTATAAGTTTCTTTCCCCTTTTTTACATTATCTGTGGTTGATCTATTTATGGATAAAGTTGTCCCATTAACTGATGACGCAATACCATATGCCCCATTTACTTTTTGAACTCCAAATGTATTGATATTAGCAATAGGTATTTCAGCTACACCATTAGTTACAATACTTGTCCCATCTATTTGAACATCATCAATTTTATTATCCAATGCACTATCAACATAATTAATAGTGGCATAATTACTCAAATCAATATCAGTATGCCCAAGTTTCTCAAATCCATCATCAATCCAGATATATTCATCATATCCATCATTATCATCATGTGGATGTGGGATTAGATAAATAATACCCTTAGTCCCAGTAGCTGGAAGCTCATCAACAACCTAAAACTCAAAACTGGTTATATCACCAACAGCATCAGCGATAGCAGTATCAATTCCTAACATTGATTGAATGGCGGATTTTGCAGAATCGGTGTATTGACCAACAGGCAATGTAGAATCCTTCTCATCGTGTCCCGCAACTTTGGCAAGACCATAGAAAGTTGATTCATGTTGATAATTTGGAGTTATTGGTCTATTACTATTGTCACCTAATTTTACAACATCTGACGTTGAATTGTTTATTAACAATGTTCCATCGTTAGCTGTTGCTATACCAAATATAGGAACTACTTTTACTGCACCAACAACACCATCCTTAGCCAGTGGTATATTCGCCACCTTATCCTACACGATACTCGTGCCATTAATTTGGACATCATCAACCAATCCAGCTTCTCCAAATTCCCAAGCTGTAACAACACCATTCTCTACCGTTTTAGGCATCAATGCTTTACCAACATCTTCGGCTGTAGGAGTTGCGAACGAGAGAGTGTCCTGTTTAGTAGCAAGTTCCGCATTTACATCAGCTACTACATCAGCTATTGCATCACCAGTAACTTTTGCATCAGCAGATTGCCCAGAATGTGTGAGAGTGTCATCAACAAGAGGAACAGTAATATCCACGTTTTTCTGATTAATGGTCTGCGCATCGCCATTAATACTTATTGATTCAATTAAATTAACTTGAGCACCAGATTCGATATTATCTAATTTACTTTTATCCTAATCAGTAAAATCGTTGGCACTCAATCCTTTACCATCTTCTTTATCTACTTTACCGAGGAGAGCATCTTTTAACCACGTTATAAATGTCGCAAATCTTTCCAACGAAATAAATTTTGGTTTCATTTGTTCCCTCCTTTCTTTAATTATTTAATAAATTCATTAATTCCTATTCTGTTACCTCATCTGATGGTAACATAAATAAATCATTCAATTCTCCAACTAACGCATTACCATTGAGCGTTGGGAGATTGGTTAATAATTCATAATCTATAGTTGACAAATCAAATAAATCATGCCATTCAGTTTCATTATCATATTTCCATTGAAGGATAGAATCATTTGCAATCTGTAATTGTATCTATGCACCAGGATCACCCTTTAGGAATGTTTCCATAAGAGTACCACGGATTTGTTTTGCATCGGACAGACTTGCTATAATCTTTCCGCTCTAACGTATACTCGCACCCATATTATTCCTCCTCCATTGTTACTTCACTAATTAATTTAAATTTCGAAACAGGAATAAATGAAAAAATATCTCCATTTGAGAATTCAACTTGTGCATCCCAATAATAATCACCAGTATCAAGTTCTATAGTATCTTCTGGTCTGATATACCATAAATAGTCATCATCCTATTTCAAAATTCGACCCTCGAATAATAAGTTACCAGTATCAGGCTCATCTCTTACTTGGCATCGTACCTTGTCATTACTCGTTAATTCAAGCTTCTTACCAGAACCATCAAAGATAACCATAGTAATATATGCAGAGTCTCCACGGGTTAGAGAGATATTGGTTTTCTGAATTGTTAGCACAAAAACACCTCCTTTATTTAAAAGTGGGCTACCATATTATCTATAGTAGCCCAGAAACTTATAATCTATAATGAGGCCATTCCTCATCAAATAAAAAGTATCTTAAGAAATCATCTAATACTATTGCAACTAGTGCTAGAAATATCCATGCTATACAAAATGGCACACTACACTAGCCAAAGAAGAAAGTCATGTAGGAATAATGCCAGACATTTAAACCTAGCCAAATATTAAGGATTATACCAGCTATTCCCTCGGTGATAGTAATAACAATTCCGCCAAGTATTGCCTATAAGATAAGCGACATTTCCCAAGGGATTACATTATTTAATAGCCCAACAAAATATCCCATCAATCCACCAACGATAAACATTGACCAGTGAGAAGAGCGAGGATATTTAAATATCGTTTCTATAATAGTATAGATAGTTCCAAAGAATGTAAATAATACTAAAAATTTAAAAATCGATTTACTCACACAATCACTCTGCCTTTACAACAGTATTTTTAGATTCAAAAACAACCTGTTCGATCTTAGTATTCAGCCACGAATCTAGATCGCCATAAATTTCATTCAGCGCTTTAATAGCAGTGTCACCAAGAATTTCGAGAGCTTTTTGCTTACTCATATTAAATGCTTCAATCTGTTTTTCTTTAGTAAATCCACCTTGTTTCTTCAGAGTTTCAACATATACCTAAGTAGTATATAGAGTTGCCTAAGTGACAGCATCATTTGCCATTTCAATATATTTACTAATCATTTCGTTATCAAGTTGTTTTTCGATTTTCATTGTTTCACGCTTCAACAGGGCAACAAGATATGCTCCACCAGCAGTAATCAACAGACATAAAATCGGAATACAAGCACTCATAATATCATTCCACGTAGCAGCAGTCATAATCATTCCTCCTCTTCAAGTGGTGCGTCATCACGATACTTTTGTTTTGTGTTACGTATCCAGGACATAAAGCCCATCTCACCCAATGCTGAACCGAATACGGCTCCAATAAGTGAATCAGGAACCGAGCCTATCTTTGCAAATAAATATAAACATACAGTAGTAAATACAATTAATACAATAGCTATTACAATTAATACAACATTTGAAGTTTTAATATTCTTCATAAATCATCACTCCTCTTCACCAGTTTCATCTGGAACTACTGGCTCTTCACTAAGATTATCGCTAGGTTCTTCATCAGTAATAAATCCTAACTCACGAAGCATTACATTGATAGTTGCAAGCGTAGACGTAAGAATAGCATTAATCTGATCAGCAGTATCGGTATCAAATTCCATACCATAATAAACTTCATCAACGGCTTCTTTTGTCAGCGCTTCACGAGCTTTCTGAATTGTGAAGTTGGCAATAGTAGTTTTCTCAGTAATACATTTCTGCATTTCTATATAGAGCAGAACAATATCAGCAACAGAATATTCACGACAATAATTTCCATGGCTATGGAATGGAAGAGCAGTAATCTTACCATTGCTAGAAATAACTGTCATATATAAGTTTGCGATATTACTTTGATCTTCCAGTGTGAATTCAAAGAATTCTTTACTACCATCAGAAAGAGTTACTTCCTTTCCAGCAAAGATATCAGCTTGTACAGCAGACTGGATTTCTTTAATTTTGTAGTCCTTGTATTGCTCAAGTGACATCGAATCAAAATCTATTGTAGGATTTAACTATTGATCGAGACGTTTTACCTGCTCGATGAGGTCTGCTTTCGTCAAACTGACCATAATTACATCCACAAACTTATCTTCTCCTGGTACATAATCCGTACCGAGGTAAGCGATTTTGTCATAAGTGTCATAATTTTTATACGATGAAATAAGAGTTTCATCGGAGTATATGTCTAATGTTTGAATGTTTTGGCAAGCTTCTTTTACAGCGCCAAAATCCGTTCCTTGAATATATAATTCTCTATTTAAAATAAATGACTGTGAATCAAATCTAACAAGTCTAAATTCATCTTCATTATTAATTCTTGCAGTTAATATCATATAATATTATCCTCCCTTATTCATCTACAATTTCCCATCCTCTACTTGCTGGCACTGCAACTTCATCAATCCATGAATCACCGCCAGAAGACTTATATTGTTTTACCATATTGTCAAAAGCCCATTTCTCCATATTAGTCCACGACCCACGTTTTCGATAAAAATTGTAAGCCTGTGTTAATCTGTCTCCTATTCTTGCAACTTCATTTTCGTCATTCTTCTTTTGCATATCATTAACTTTATTAGATAGATCGTAAATACATTCTTTCATTTCGTTTACCGTTCCCATGAGTTTTTCAATATTTTCGTCTGTTTTTTTAGTATGGTCTTTCAATTCATCGACATCTTTTCCTAGCTTTTCCTATGCAAGCCTACGCTTGGAAATAATGCCAAATCTTGAAATAACCCAATCCCATTTTTGGATTAGAAATACCGCAACAACGACCAGTGCGGCGATAAATAAGACACCATTTTTCCAATCCATGTCAATAAATTTTACAATATCAGACAATGGTCACATCTCCTTTCTATAATAAAAAGACGGCAGTATTACTACCGTCTATGTTAATAAGTTACATTATTTTATAAGCGCTTCTAATGACGCTATCCTAGCTTCAAGTGATGTGATCTTGTTTCTGAGTTCATTATTTTCTGCTGACAATTCTTGGATTGCTTTTGTTTGAACACCAGACATGTAATAATCATTAACTCCCCAATAACCTTCGGATTCATCTTCTGGTTTGATGGCAAGATTATGATCCAATTCATATAATTCTGTAGCTATATAACCAACATCATAATGCGGGGTATCATCATTTTTCCAGTCAAATGAGTAAAGATTAATTTTATTAATCAATTCAAGAGCATTAAATTTAGTCGGTTCAATGTTTTCTTTAAGTCGTGGATCAGATGTGGTTACCGTAACATATCTATATGCATACGTTGTTCCAGTAGTTCCCCATTGACCATATAATGCTAATTGAGTAGAAGTATTACAATGACATCCAGATAGCATTTTCCCATCTGTTGTAGAAGTATTTACAAGCGGTGTTGAGTTAGTACCAGAACAACTTCTAGTTCTAACCAACCCATCAGTATCACGATAAATCATCCAAATACCACTGTTGTATACTACGGAACTACCATTCCAATATCTAGCTGAATAAATTCCAGGTATGCCACTTGCTGAAACTTCCATATCTATACTTGTTCCGCCAAATCCATTATGTGAAATTCGCATATAATTTGCTATACTAGCAGTAGAAGTTTGTGTTGTTAAATTACCTGTTATATAAGTATTGCCCTCTATTAAATTATTATCATAACCAGCAGTTCTTTGAATCAGCCAACGAGGATCTGATACAAATGAACTACCATTATTATAACCAGATGAGTATAATCCATGAACACCAGTATTACGTACTTCTAAAGTAATGCTTGGATTATCAGTAGCATTTAACTCAATTTTAGGGCTAGTATAATTAAGATAAATACTAGCAGTCATACTACTGATATTAACACGATTAACTTCTACAGAATTAAGTATTTCATTCATAAGTATGTCAGTATCAGCATAATTTGCACTATATGATTGAGTATTAATATAAAAGTGATTTGGGCTTAAATTTGAATATGTATTACTTAGACTATTTGATATAAGCTATATATCACAAGTATCCCCATCTAATATAACATTATCATTTATACTTAATGTATAATTTTCTATATGTACATTAGGATTAAAATACAATGATTTATAACTATTTGAACTACTTGTCGTACCGCCAATAAACATCTTATTTGTAGTAGATGTCATGTTAATATATTTTGCATAATCTATATATCCAGGCATACTAAGTGACGTATTAAAACAATACTATGTACCGTTATAATAAACCATATAAGACCCAGCTGGTAATGTTTTATTTGATGATGAAGAATCAGAACCATTAATCCTAATAGTTTTTGCTCCAGTACCATTAATATTTAATGTAATAGCACCATTATATGAATTTGCGTTAACCATTATAACTTGAATATAATTATGCTGTCTAAGTACATATCCAGTACAACTTGCAACCTTTGCGGCAGTTCCACTAGCAGTATTGCAATAGGCACTTGGAATAGTATCAACAGCAGAAATTGTTACTTGATTTTGGCTAGTATTAACTTCAAAAGCAATATTACCACCAGTCTTTAATCTAAATGTATCTGTTTTTGATCCCGCTGGAAGTAATGTTGCATTGCCAGCATCAATATATATATTCGAGAAAGCATTCTAATTAACTTCCGCTCCAGTAGCAATACCATTTAGTTTGGTTTTATCTGACTAACTCATTAATCCACCAGCAGTTGTGGACGTTCCAGCTGACACAACAGAGTAAGTTGTATCCGTAAATTTGGCATCAGATGGTACATCTTTAGCAACAGTATGGCTATTTATTGTACCAACTAAATTCCCGTACATATCTCCTAAAAATCTAGAACTGCCATTTACTAAAAGATTTTTTGCAATCATAATTTATTATAAATCACCTTCCTTTCTTACACAGGAGAGTGATCTAGCTCTCCTTAAAATTTTAATATTCGATAAATTCCTTTGTATTTATATAATTTTCGTATATGCTCATCATATTTCCAGACTCAATAAAACCATGATTTGATCCTATATATGGAGTGTCCTATGGACTAAGACACCAAGGTGTTGGGATACTTCCAACTTCAAGTTTCCATCTTCCTATTTTCATATACATTGTCCCAGCAACATAACCAACCGAATTATAAAAGTTTAAATATGAATTTGTTGCTCCAGAACCACTTGCTTGAGTACTTGAAACCGTAAAAGTTTTATATAAATAGTCTGCATGTCCATTTGTAAAATTAGATGGCCCAGCCCATGCACATAAATTTACCGATCCGCCGCCCCAATATATCCATATACCAACATTAGCTTCGTCTTTACCAGAATGACTAACATCCACATCCCAAAGCTATACAGTATACGTTTGTCCAGCTGAAAGATTCTGCGTCATATTTGCTTGATATCCACAATATGATGTTTGAGAAATACTTCTTGGAGTATATTTTAAAATATTTTCTTTTACATCTTCTCCACTAGCACTAACAATTCCAGTCTTGCAAAATCCAACACTCATGCAACACCACCCCCATATAATTCAGAAACATCCTCAGCTGATAAAGCAGTAGAATACAGTCTAAAATCGGTCATTAATCCATGATATGGTGTACCATCATTTGATCTTGTATCTCTTCCAATTCTCCATGTCGTACTAAATGTTTTATTTTCAAATGTATATCCTCCTTGGGTATATTTTAATTCCCCATTTATATATACTTTTAAATTAGAAGAACCATTTTTAACAATACATACATGCTACCATACACCATCGGTAATAACAGCATTTGAGCAATTTAAATCTGGGCTACCGTTCCACCAACTTCTAATAGTATTTGCAGTACTTTTTTCAATTGACCATGACGTATTTGAATATGCTGAAAAATATATTGACCGTGCGCCATTTTCATCTTGCGGTTTTATCCAAAACGATATAGTAGCACAATCATTTAATATACTTGATATTCCATACAAATCATTAATAAGAATCATATCATCAATACCATCGAAATATGTTGCACCAAAATTTCGCGGCGCATCACTTGATGGAGTAACACCACTTCTTGTTCCATTATATTGATATCCAGATAAATCATATTCAATGTTATTATCCAATTCGAGTTTTGAATATAGTGGATCGGAAGAATGTGGGATAAATGGAGTAACTTTATTACCTTTTTCTATTTTAAAATTTGTTAATGTAATTGTTCCCTATCCAGATACATAATTTCTTCCAGAATCGTCTAAAAAACATATATAAACAGTTTCACTTCCAGCAGTAGCAGCAGTTTGATTAGTATAAGTCATTGTAAAGGTTAAACTACATAATCCATTATGATCAATATTTAATATACCCATAGATGTATTACCCTATGCAAAAAGAGGAAATCTAATATATGACCCATTTAATAATCCAGATGCTTGACAACTAATAGTATACACTTCATTTAAAGTAAGTTTTTCTTTCAAAAATAATCTAAAATAAGTGTCAGCTGATTCTTGTGCTGGTATAATAATTCCATAATCACCATAATATTTTGTTCTACCAGCAGTCGCAGTTGACGTAGGACTTGCTTGCCCAGGAGTAACATAACGAGTAAGTAAATTTTCATTGCCAAATCCTCTATTAGATAATGAATAATGAAGCACTAATCCTTGCGAAATTCTTTTAATATCACTTGGTGATAAAACATTGTCATATAATCTAAAATCATTAATATAACCATTAAAATTAGTTCCTGAATAATACTATCCCAGCGACAATCTATGTCCAGAATAATATGATGAAATAGTATGGGAAGACTTATATGTTCCATTAATATAAATACGTAATGTAGTTTCTTCTATTACCATACAATAATGATTCCAATCAGTTGTATTACAACCAATATTATATCCGCTAGTAAATGATGTATTGCCAATAAATGCTATATACTACTAATTACTCGCTTCTGTCCTAAGAGCAACCTATACCTAATTAGCAGTTGCAGCATTTCCTAGCTAAAATATATAACCACTATGAACCGTATTTGCTTTTGCCCAAAAACATACGGTTAGATTATTCCCAACTGTAATACCATCTGCATATGCTGCGGCAGATCCATTAAAATATACACATTTTCCTAATTTCCCATTACTATTGGATGTAACATTATTATTTGTTAATGTTATATTGCTTACTCCCTAATTATGTAATGTTCCGTCCGTCATAGGTAACCAATATTTTAATGCCATAATCACACCTCCACGTATTCGCCTTGAGTAAGGAGAGTTCCGTTACTGCTTAAATTTATTGGGGTATTGTAGAGGGTGAGTACATCTGAGGCGGAGAGAGCAGTAGCGTAGATGCGGAAATCACTTAAAGAACCTATAAAATTTTCACCGTTTGCAGTATATCCAGCAAGATGCCAACTCTAAGAACCACAATAAAGATAATTAGCAATAGAGGATTTATCTTCTGAACTAAGCATTTCGCCATCAATGTAGCACGTAATAATGCCTTTGTTAAAAACGTATACAAAATGATGCCATTCATTATCTAGTATATTTTTACAATTAAAACTGACCCCAGTTAAATTACCAGTACCAATTTTTGAAAATGTCTAAATTGATGTTCTAGTCGTAATTCTTGCACGAACAAATATATTTTCTCCTAACGAGAAAAAATTTGGGGCAGTACTATTTAAGGTATTTGTTTTAAGCCAAATACCAACAGACATTTCATCTACAGTTTGACCATTTGAAAAACATGGCATTAGAGTCACAGTATTTGTGTTAGCATCGAATTTTGTACTTATATTATATCTCGGCGTATCAGAAGAATAGGTAGTACCACTTGCAGTTCCATTATGTCCATACCCACTCACATCATACTCAATATTATCATCTAACCCCATTTTAGAATATAATGTATCAGAAGAATGCGGAGTCCACGGAGTCACAACAGATCCTTTTTCAAGCATAAAACGACATGATATAGTTGATCCTTTTGAGATTGTTTTATTCCCAACAATTTCGACAAAAGAACATTCATCAGCAAGTGTTGTTGGTGTATTATTTGGAAGTAAAAATGTAGAACCGCTAGAATTTTTAACTTTCAATGCAAGACCAGTTACATCGTGTATACTAACATCTGATACCCAATTTTGAATTGAAAAAACATACGTTCCAGCAGGAATTTTTACAGAAGTATATTCATTTAATGCAGGAACCAATTGGCTAAACGCATTATTCATATTAGCTGTTAATGTAAATAAACCATTGTTATACTCTCTCAAATTTGCCGTACTAGATGTACCTCTTATAAAATCTGGACAATTAAAATAATTATCTTGTCCAAATCCACCTCTGTTAAGTGTATAATGCAAAATCTTTCCCTTAGATATCTCTTTAATTTCACGAGGAGAGAGAGCAGTGTCATAGAGGCGGAAATCATTCATATATACCGTTGAGCCATAAAAGTTGCCTGACATATTTGTAGCTGGAATTTTCAACTACCCACTCGTAGCACTTGTATTCAGAACCCCATTGTAATAAATGTACTTCTTGCTACCGTCATACACACATGCAATATGACTCCAGGAGGTTGTTAACGTTGGTCCATCTAAATCATCGGCTCGAAAACCAAATCGAAACTTATTGCTATTCATAGCAAAGTGTAATCTCGTTCCCGTTCCAGTCGAAT